TTAATAGTTAATACTATTTTTCTTATCATCAGAATTATCATATAAATTTGAAATAAATTTAGATATTTGATTATCGGCACGATTCTTATATTCATCAATTAAATAAGAGTATACTCTGGATGTCGTAGAAATATCTGAATGTCCTAAACGTTTAGATATAATATACAAGTCAATATTTTTTGATAAAAGGTAAGCGACATGAGTATGTCTAATTGAATGAAAATGGAAACTAGGTTTATCGATTTCCAGTTCTTTCAAACACGTTCTCAAAGTTTTATTTACTGCTGAAGATGTTGGTATCGTATTATATTGATTAATGAATACCATATCATTATTATTTTGTTTTAAATCTTGTATGAAGTGTAGTGTTGTTTCATCAACTCTAATTATTCTCTTAGAAGATTCGTTTTTAGTTGGTTGAAATTTTTTGGTTGTTTCATTCCAAGATTTATTGATGTCAATCGTGTTGAAATTAAAATTAATATCTTTCCACGTTAAAGCTTGTATTTCACCTAATCTAGCTCCAGTAGCAATTGCAAGCAAAATCATATACTTAGCTGTAAAATTATGATTAAGTGTATCAGTTAAATAATTAGTTAGTTTTTTGGTTTCTTCAATATTTAGATAATCAATTTTTCTAGTTTTCTTTCGATTATAAACAATATCCGTTCCTGCTATAAAATCTTTTGTTACATCACCATCATACATTGCATCCTTAACACAAGCATGATATAGAGAATTAAATTTTGAAACAGTAGACTTAGCATGATTTTTACCAAATTCAGCTATAAATTTACGATATAAGCGCCTATCCATTTCTTCAATAGGAATACCACTCAAATGTTTTTTAAGCACGTTAAAAGCATTTTTATACGTTAATTTGGTACGTTCTGAAACTGATGATTCTTTATAAGTTTCAAACCAAGACCAGAAATATTCTGGAAAGGGTGTTTTTGAATTTTGAGAAATAAAATTACGTGCTTTTAGATTCTCTAATTCATTAACGTATATTTGTGCTTCGCGTTTAGTTTTAAAGCCACTTTTAGATTTAAATTTTCTAACACCATCTTCATGCCAAGAAACAGTAGCACGATACGTTTTTCCACGTTTGATAATAGTTCCCACAATAATCACTCCTTAAATCTAAGAGTCTAACTGTTTACGACGATTATTAATTAATTCTTCTAATTCTAACAAATCATCTAGAGTAGCTTTATTTCTAATAAAACTTCTGGCACTACTTCTAGATGCTAAATAGGAACGATGTTCTCTATTTTTTTCATTCCATTTTTTACTTGCTTTTTTCTGAGATAAACTTTCAACCATAAAAAAATACCACCTTTCTATATTTATATTATAGTAAACGTACTATATAAAATCAACAAAAAATAAAAAGTTGTTGTAAAAATATGAAAGTGTAACAGATTGTAACAGATAGGGTGTTTTAATCTGTTACACCTTATAAACGTTGATATAATAGGGTTTATAAACACTTCTTTGAGTTATTTATAAAAATTCTAGTTACACCTTATTAGCGTTTATATATCAACGATAATCAAGATTTTGTAACAGATGTAACAGATAAAACCCTATTTCTTATATATTTTTTAAAAATAGAAATAGAATAGTTTAAATATTTAATATTACTATATATAATTAACACTATTATATATAATAAAAAAATATATAATATAGGGGGTTCAAAAGTCGTTACATCTGTTACACTTTCTCTGAAACCCTTGTGGGAGTAAGGCTAAAGGGTGTAACAGATAGTTGACTCAATCTGTTACAATCTGTTACAACTCGTTACACTTTTAAAAGTTTGTGATAGGGTGGTATAATATATCTGCAGCATTGATGACTGTCTTGATAGCACCTATCCATTTAGTGTACAGATTTGGGTAGGTGTTTTTTATTTTCCAAGTTAAACTAACAACTATAAACCTTGATATAACTGGGATAGCTTATTTTCCAAGTTAAATTAAGGTAATAAAAAAAGAACAACTGACGATACACAAAATCAGTTGTTCTAAATTTTATAGATTTTAACATCCTTCTGAAACTCAGCTAACGGTCTTACCGTTATTTCCATAATTCAATTATATCATATATTGAATATGCTATAATGAATTTGGGTGATGTCGATGAATTATACAAGTGGTGGTAATAAAGGTGTTGTTCCAGAACGTGGAAAGGGACCTGCTCCAGTGCCAAAAATTACTGGAAAAGAAGATATTGTAAATAAGATTAATAACGATAAGCTAGATTACAAATTTGATAAATTATGCAATAAAATAGATTTTAAATTCGATCTTTTAATTTCTAAGATTGACAATCAAATTAAATTACTTTGGTGGATTATAGGCTTATTAACTAGTGGTATTGTTTTACCTGCTATAGCTTATTTTGTAAAAACAATATTCTTAAAATGAAATAGGGTGGTGATTACATGTACATCAATCAAGCGGTTAAGCAAGCGTTAAAAACAAATAAAGGAATGATTAGAGCTGATTCGGATATGGTTTTATTTCCAACTTCATCTGACTTTGGTTGTATTTTAGTTGTTCCATGTGATTCTAAAAATTTTAAATCTAGCATAAGATGGAATCCAAATGCAGAAGATTTAATAGCTAATGACTGGGAAGTGTTATAAAATAAACCGTACATTTGGTTGTACGGTTTTTTGTTAGTATGTTAATGATTACTATTTTTTAATAACTCAATGATTTGTTCATTTTGTCTGATTAAAATCCAATTTTGTTCTAGAATAGCTGCCAAATAAGAAGGGGTTAAACTATCAACAGAACCTTTTAATCCTAAACCTAATAGCATTAGTCTATTACCTGCTATTTGATTTGTAATATCTTCAACTTGTTTATATGTGTCTGGAGATAGTTTGTTTAGATTTCTTTTAGCTAAATAGGCTAAAGATTTGCGTTCACTCTTAGATAGTTGATTGATATCTGTTATATTGAATTTCTTCATAGCATCCATTAAATCATTGAAACTGTTTTGAATATCTGATGTTGATGACTCAGAAACATCTTTAAGTGTTAGTCCTAGTACTTCAGCATGTTTCACACATAAAACATTACCGTCCTTAGTTTTAAATGAATTCGTCATCATTCCTATTTTTTCATTATCTATTAAACACATTCTTGTCATTTTAATTACTCCTTTGAATTTTATTTATCAAGGTGCTGAACTGCATAATTAGCTTCATCTGGTGTAAATTGTTCGCCAGAATCAGAAGTTAATTGATCGTAAATTGCATCTGGTGACATGTTTTGTTCTTCTTGATAATCTTTAGCTTTGTGCAAAGCGTTTTTATTCCAATCAGCTTTAATATTGTTAATAGCATAAGTAGCAGCTTCAGGAGAAAATTTTTCACCGTAATCTGATGTAAGTTGATCGTAAATAGCTTTTTTAGACATATACATTCTATCAGCATATTCTTGACCTTTAATTAAAGCAGAAATATATTCTCTTGGGATTTTCTTAGAGCTGCTTTCAGATGATTTAGCGGCTTTAGATACTTCTTTTGCTATTTTTTTATTTTTGCTTTCTGATGCACTTTTTTCAGATTTCAAACTTGACATACTTTTGGATATGCTTTCTTCAATTTTTCTTTTTTCTGATAATGAAGATTTTTCTGAGATACTGCTTTCTTTTGCTTCTTGTTCAGGACTCACCGTTTTGGTAAAAGGCATATACAATCCTCCAATTAAAAACATAAAAGCTATTGCATAATAAATTTTGCTTTGCTTATGTTTTTTATTCCATTTATATATTAAATATGCAATACCTAAACTTATAATTAATCCTATTACTTTTGGCATAATACTTTCCATTTTGATTACTCCTTTGAATTTTATATGCTCACGAATCTAGCTAATTCTTCTGGTAAACCATAAGATCTAACAAAATCGTATTTATTGAATGACTCATTTAATTCCAAGCTACTCAATAGCAGATAGAAAGCAAATCTGTTAGCTTCTGCTTCAATTTTAGGTATATCATATCCAGACATAAAAGCCCTATAAAAAGTGGTAGAGCTATTAGTATGTTCTATAACATGTCCTAGTTCGTGAGCTAAAACAAATTTTCTTGTGTACTCAGATAGGTTATCTAAAATGCCTATCGTTGTTTCTTTATCACTTGTGACTTTCATAGCTAAAGTACTAGGGGGTAGTAAGTCTGTATTGCAAACAGATACACCTAACTCTCTTAGTATAGTTTCTGGGTCACAAGTTCCATAAAGTTCAATTAATGAATTGACGTCATCTTTTAAAGCCACACAATCACCGCCTAATTCATATCTTTCTTTTTCTTAGCTTTCTTTCTATTAATAGTCATTAATAAATTCAGAGCTGATAAAGTAGCTTCTTTATCTTCGTCACTCATGGGTTCTCCATAAAAGTTTATAGAGCCTTCGTCATTCAGTCCTTTCATCATTTTTTCAGCTTCAATACCTATATCTATCTTTTCTTGTGGAGACAAGTCATATTTATCGTCAGACCTACCAACTAGATAATCTAACGATACATCAAAGTAATTTGCCACTTTCATTAATTTTTCAGTTGATGGTGATTGTTTATTCCATTTTGAAATTGAACCATTACCAAAACCTAAAGTACGTTCTAACTCAGCAACTGAAACTTTTCTTTGGCTAGATAATTCCTTGATTCTATCACGTAAATTCATGATACCACTCCTTTCGTTAGATAATTAGACGAAAAAAATACAAAAAACTCTTGACCTTAGTCCAATTATCTAATATACTAAGAGTGTTCAAAGGCGAAAAAGAACAAAACAACTTAATATTTAAAAAGGTAACTGAACAAGGGGCTTACCTTGTATTTCTTATACACTAATAATAGATTATTGGACGTTATTAGTCAATAGAATTTGGTTATTTTATCTTAGATTTTAGGAGGTGTTTCAAGTGAAAATCTATGACACTGTTAAAAGGCTAAGCAGTGAGAAAAATATATCAGTTTACCGCTTAGAAAAAGATTTAGGCTTAGCGAATGGAGCTATTTCTAAATGGAATAGACAAATTCCTAATGCACTAAGACTTCAAGAAGTAGCTGATTATCTAGGTGTAACAAGTTCATATATTTTAAACGAGTCAAGAAAGGATTGAATGCATTGAATGATTTGGTGATTATGCATGACCGACAAGCTGTTACTACTAGCTTGATTTTGGCAGAAGTATTTGACAAGAAACACAAGAATGTAATTCAAACAATTAGTTCAAAAATTAACTCAGCTGAAAATTCAGCTCAGTACAAAAAGATGTTTGCTGAATCAACATATACAGATAAAAGTGGTAAGCAAAACAAAATGTACTATCTCAATCGTGATGGATTTACTTTATTGGCAATGGGTTTTACTGGTTCTAAGGCTATGGAATTCAAGCTCAAATATATTGATGCTTTCAACAAAATGGAAGAACAGATTAGAAATCAATCACTTCAAGTTCTAAATCAATCAACAGATGATTTGAAACGAGCAAACTTATTATATAAGATTGCAAATTTAACGTCTGATGAAGAATTAAAAGAAGAATCATTGAAATCTAGTTATGAATTAGTAACAGGGAAATCAATTCAAAAACCAAAGAAAACAGATTATCAAAAACTATATGATGCTGTAACTGAAAGATATGGCGATTCCGTAGAAGATAATCTAAAAGGTGCGATACGTTTTATCAGAGTTTGGAAAGGATGATTTATAAATGGCGTTCATAGCAAGTAAAGAAACTAGGGAATGTGAGGACAAAATCTTACAAATCCTAGCAAGTTATAAATTTAATAGTAACGATAGCAAGTATATATTACAAAACGCTTCAGAAAGAATAGATTATTACAGTTATATCAATTTTCCTGTTGATTCTGATGACGTCCAATGTTAAGGAAGTGATTTAAAAATGTTTATCAATACTAAGAAATTTAAAGATTGTGAAGATGAGATTTTAGAAACTTTCGATAAACATAATTTCAATATTAATCAAGCCAAATACGTATTAGAACACGTTATAGAAAGATTAAATAATCATGCTTATATTGTGTTTCCTGATTACAAGGATGGTGATTTAAATGGAAGCATTAGAAGTAAACGTTAATCAGAATTACTTAAATGATGTTATTAATAAGATTTTCAAAACATCACTTGAAGGCGTAACCTGGGACATCAATGAATTCAGAAAACATTGTTGTTTCAACAAGTCAGCAGAGTGGGTAAGACGTTATGTGATTTTACCATTTGCTGATGAGATTGATTTTGATAAAGGTGGTTGGTGTTTGAATCCACATGGTGGAAAAGGTAAGAAGCAAATGATTTTTGCCAAATCTGCTTGTGAATGGATGGAAGAAAACAAAAGAAGAATTGATTGGAAAGGAAAAGTGTGAATGGAACCTATATTAGTAGTCTTGATTGGATGCCTAATTTATGTGTCAGTTTTTATATTAGTAAGTTGGTTAAAAGATTTATTTTACATGGAGGAAATAAGTAATGAATAGTACAGGTAAAGGTTTTATTAATTTAAGTTCTTTAGTAGCAATTTTCTTTAGCGGATTAAGCTTTGGAATGGGGCACTTATATATAGGCTTTGGTTTCGTATTTTGGTTTGCTTTATCGTTAGTAGCTTTGACAGAAATACGCAAAGATGAGGAGGCAAGAGAAAATGATTAATTTGGCAATTCTTATTGTAGGTATCCTATTGGGTCTTATGTTAGCTCCAGTAATTGACGGTATAGAAGACGGTAGTTTTTGGAATTGGGGTGATGAAGATGGAAGTAATCGGTAAGTTTGTTTGTAACGCTTGTTCTAGGGTTTTTGAAATAAATGGTATCGGAGAAGTCAATTATTGTCCGTTTTGTGGAAGTTATGAGGTGTATGTAAAAGATGATAGGGATTAAGAATTTCAAAAGTCATGCAAACAAATTGAAGAAGTTAAACAAAAGATCTAATCAATGGACTGAGTATGTTACAGAAGATTCATTTGTATATGGTTATGGTGGTTGTTTGGTTAAAATTCATAGCAACTTAGATCAAAAAATCAAAGAAGATAAGAAACATGATTTTGTTGAGAAGTTATTTCAGCAAAATAAAACCAAAAAAGAAACATTTACTTTACCAGTTAAACCGATGAAGCAAATGTTTCAAGTAATCAGTCATCAATGTGAAATTGTAAAAATTAGCTTTAAAGATAACACCATGATTATTAGACCTGATGTTTATGGGGTTTTCGATAATGCTAAATATCATTTCAATAGCTATTATAGCATACCAAATATTGAATTTGCAATTAGCACTAGATTGATTGAGAGCTTATTTGTAATGCTGTACAACGAACAAATTACAGATATTCAAGTTGGATATGATAATTCACTCAAGCCAATATATTTTTCAAATGATGAATTAGAAGTGTTGGCATCACCATATCGTTTACCTGGTTTTGGTGATGAAAATCATGTGATTGGGAGTATTTAATTGATAAATATGAATTTTACAAGTGAAATTAATACTAATCGTTTATGGAATGGGGTGATGCTAAATGTCCAAGGTTAAGTTATTTAAACATCAAGAAGATATTTTAGAAGAAACAAAAAATATGAATAAAGTAGCTTATTACTTGGATATGTGACTCTTGGGACTTGGTAAAACGTTTGTGGGTTCTGAGAAGTTATATCAATTGAATAAACGAGCTAATTTATTAATTTGTCAGAAGTCATTAATTCCTATGTGGATCAATCATTTTAAAACGTACTATAAATATCAAGTTTTCGATGGTACTAAATCAACACAATTAAATCAAGTATTAAATAGTTATAAGAAATTAAGACCATTCGTCTTGATTATTAATTACGATTTAGTTTTTAGACGTGATCTTAAATCAGTTTTTAGACACAATTTTACATTGATGTTAGATGAATCTTCCATGATTCAAAATGAGAAAACTAAACGTACTAAATACATCTTAAAAATGCATCCAGACAACATTATTTTATTATCTGGTACTCCAACATCAGGTAAATATGAACGTTTATGGAGTCAAGCTCATTTATTGGGTTGGAATATTACTAAATCTAAATATAACAAGATTTATGTAAATTGGGACACCATGTATTTAGGAATTCAGAAATTTAAAGTTGTCAACAAAGACCATCCTTACAAGAATGTGCAGCGTTTAAAAAGAAAACTTAGAGAACATGGAGCTGTTTTCATGAAAACAGAAGATGTTTTTGAGTTGCCAGAACAAAATTTCATACCAATTAAGGTTAAACAATCAAGTAATTATCGAAAATTTTTAAAAGATAAGTACTTAGAATTTGATAATCAAGAATTATTAGGAGATACAGCCTTAACTTATCTCTTAGGATTAAGGCAATTGTCAGGTATGTATTCTAAAGAAAAATTAGATCGATTATCAGATTTAATCGATTCAACAGAAGATAGATTGATAATTTTTTACAATTTTGAACGTGAGTTAGATGAGATTGTAAAAATTGCTAAAAACAAAATACGTCCTATATCAATTGTTAATGGTAAGACTAAAAATCTAACCAATTACGAAACTAAGGACGATTCAATTACCTTAATTCAGTATCAAGCTGGATCAATGGGTTTGAATTTACAAAAAGCTAACAAAATCGTTTATTTTACTCCACCACAACAATCAGAGTTGTATGAACAGTCTAAGAAACGAATACATCGCATTGGACAGGAACGATCATGTTTTTATTACAACTTAATTGTTGAAAAGTCAGTAGAAGAACGAATTTATCGAGCTTTAAAAGAAAGGAGAGATTATACTGATGAACTCTTTAAAAGTGATTTTGATTGATGGAGAAGAGTTTCAAATGACTGAAGATGAAATTTTAACAGTCATGACTGAATACATTAAGAAAAAACGAGAATGGACTAGAAAAGTAGATTCATTAATTAAGGTTGGTAAAGGTTCTATGGTTAATGAAATTAAGGTTCCAACAATAAAAGGACATAGTGTAGGTAAAAATTGGAATATTCAAATAAGGAGTATAGAAGAATGAACGAATTAACAGAATTTGAACAAAGCAACATTGCGTTATTCAAGGATCTAAAGTTATTAGATAACAGTATTAAGGAACTTCAAGACAAACAGAAGAAATATAAAGATGAGTTAGTAAAGCAAATGGAACAATATAACGTTAAATCAATCGATAATGACTTCGTGAAAGTTACTTATGTTGCTCCAACTCAATCAACAAGTGTTGACTTGAAAACATTTAAAGAAAAAGAACCTGAAGAATACGATATGTTATTGAATGATTATCCTAAGGTAACTAATCGCAAAGGTTATGTACGAATTAAGGTGAAGTAATGGCTGGAGAAAAACGTTTTGAAAAAAAGGTTGAAAAATATCTAGAAAGTCAAGGAATCTACCAAAATAACACCAAAAAGCAAGATAAGACCATTAAAGATAATGGTTGGTTCTTCAAAGTTTGGGGTGGTGGATTTCAATCAGGAGGAATTCCTGATTTGATTTGCAACATTAACGGATTTTTCTTGAGTATCGAATTAAAGGATATTCGAGGACAACCTAGTGAATTACAAATTAGAAACACAAAACTGATTAATCAAACTAACGGTATTGGATTAATCTTATATCCACAAGGTTTTGAGACTTTTAAGAAGATTGTTGAGGTGATGTTAGCTTGCAACTCTCATATTCCAGAGTATCTACATTTGAGCGAAATCCACTTGAATATAAACTCAGGTATCTTGAAAAGTTAGATACATTACCAGATTTTGAACCAACTGATCCATTAATTTTAGGGACAGCGATGCATGAATTGATTCAAAAAAATCAAAATGCAATTCAACAGTATTACATGTCATATCCATTAATTACTGACAAACATATTGAAGAAGCAATCAAGCTTGAGTTGTTATCTGAAAAAGTTTTGGCTTTATTACCTGAACATGGATTTTATGAAGTGTCACTAAGTAATCAAGATTACATTGGTTTCATTGATATGTTGGTTAAAAATGATGATGGAACGTTTGATATTTATGATTTTAAATATTCAAACTCAATCGATAATTATATGAAGTCAGCTCAACTTCATTTATATAAATACTACTTTGAATTAACTGGAAGAAAAGTTAAACATCTTAGATATGTTTTCATTCCAAAAATTAGATTAAAGCAAAAGAAAATAGAATCTGAATATCAATTCAGACAACGGTTAAAACGAGCAATAAAAAAAGATTATCAAATAAAAATTAAAGATGTTGAATATAATCCCAATAAGGTTATTGAATGGTTGACGGCTGCTAAGCATATGTTAGAAGCTACAGAATTTCCCTTAAATGAGAATGATCCATTTTGGAAATATAGCCCTTATCGAGATTATGTTGAGAAAGGATTGACGTACAACATGGTTACATTACCTGAAAATAAACGTAGAAAATTAACAGAAGTCACACGTAGAAAGTTATGGATTTATGGCGCTCCATTTACTGGAAAAACTACCTTTGCTAATGAATTTCCAGATCCATTAATGCTAAACACTGATGGAAATACAAGTTATGTAGACGCTCCAGTAGTACCAATTAAAGATGAAGTTACAACCACTGGTAGAAGAACAAGTCGTAAATTTGCTTGGCAAGTGTTCAAAGAATACATTGATGAACTTGAAAAGAAAGATAACGATTTTAAAACAATTGTTGTTGATTTGGTAGAAGACTTATACGAATCTTGTCGTTTATATATGTATGACAAACTAGGTATTGAACATGAATCAGACGATCCATTCAAGGCTTGGGACGAAGTTAGAACTGAATTCCTATCAACAATGCGTAGAGTAACTAACTTAGATTATGAAAACATTGTTTTGATTTCTCATGAAGATTCAACTAAGGATATTTTAAGTCGTGCTGGTGCTAAATTGACAACCTTTAAACCCAATATTCAAGAAAAAATAGCAAATAAAATTGCTGGTATGGTCGATTTGGTTTGTCGAGTAGTTGTTGAAGATAATGAACATATTTTAAGTTTTAAAACTACTACAACTCAATTCGGTGGTGGTAGATTGAGTGATTTATCGGTTGATTCAATTAACTTAAATTATCATGTATTGGTTGATGTTTACAATACATCACTAGCTGATAGTAATAAACCTAAAAAACGTAAACAAACAAAGCTTGAAGATGTTGATGATGAATCAGAAGAAACTCAAAAAGCAGAAGTTAAAGACGTTGAAGAAAAATCTAAGGAAGAAAAACCAAAGGCACGTAGACGTAAAAAACGTGAAGAACCTGTAGAAGATTCCGATGTAGAAAAATCTACAGAAGAATCTGACGCAGAAGAAACAGAGCCTGAAGTAGTTGAGGAAAAACCTAAGGAAGAAAAAACTAGAAGACGCCGTAGAAGACGTACAACTGAAGAAGATTAATTTTTAGGAGGAACTTAAAACATGAGTAATTGGACTAAATTTGACAAAGAATTTGATAACGAAGCATTGAGAGATGAAGTTAAAGAAGCAGCAGAAAATGGTGGACGTGGAGATTATCCAGATATTCCAACTGGTGAATATGAAGTTTCGATCGAAAAATTAGAAGCTACATCTTCCAAAAAAGGCGACCCAATGGTTACAGTCTGGTTCAACATTTTAGATGGTGAATATGAAGGATCTAAGATTTTTATGAATCAAGTAATTACTAAAGGTTTCCAAATTCATACAGTAAATGAATTTTTACGTTCATTAGGTACAAAGAATGAAGTTGAGTTTGAAACTTATAGTCAATATGAAAAATTGATTGATGATATTTTCGATGACATTGATGCTGACGGATTAGAGTATCTCCTAGATTACGGAGAGTACAAAAACAAGCGTGGAAATGTTTATCCAACATTCAAGATTAAAGAAATTTTTGAAGATTAATCGTTAATTATGTGGTGGGTGGGATAGGGATAATGCATTTTTCTGTAAACCAGGAATGCTACATTAATTTACTCTCCTAAATGAAAAGGTTGACCTATCTGGTTTGATTTTATAACGGTTCGATTCCGTTAAGGTCAATAAACTGCTAGTAATAACAGTCAAAGTTAAATGAGGTGTTTAACATGTTGATTTTTTATGACTATGAAGTCTTTAAATACGATTGGTTAGTCGTTATTAAAGATCCTGAAAATAAAACTGAAACAGTAATCATTAATGATTCTGAAAAATTAAAGAAGTTTCATCAAGAACATGAAAATTGTATTTGGGTTGGTTACAACAACAATCATTACGATCAATGGATACACAAATCAATATTATGTGATATTAATCCTTATGAAATTTCAGACATGATTATTAATAAAGGTGTACCTGGTTGGAAAGCGTCAAGGTTATTCAGACAAATTAAGATGTTTAACTACGATGTGATGATACGTGGTGATGGTGGTTTGAAATCATTAGAAGGTTTCATGGGTTCAAACATCAAGGAATCTGATGTAGATTTCAACATTCAACGTAAACTGACTCAAGAAGAAATTGACGAAACTATTAAGTATTGTAGACACGACGTTGAAGAAACGATGGAAGTATTTCTAAATCGTCAAAGTGATTTTAATGCTCAACTTCAATTATGCAAGCTACCTACACAAAAAATGAATTTATCTTACTTATCTAAGAGTAAAGCACAAATGGCAGGAATTATTTTAGAAGCACGAAAGAAAGTTTATCATGATGAATTTGATTTAGATTTTCCAGATACTCTAAAGATTGAGAAATATACTCAAGTTTTAGATTTCTATAAAAATCAAGAAAATCGTGATTATTCAAAATCTTTAAAAACTGAGATTGCAGGTGTTCCACATATCTATGCTTGGGGTGGAGTTCATGGAGCTAAACCACAATATTTTGGAGAAGGATATTTTATCAACATGGACGTTACAAGTCTGTATCCTAGTTTAATGATTCAATACGGACTCTTATCACGTTCAATTAAAGATCCAAAGAAATTTAAAGAAATCTATGATACACGAGTTAAATATAAGCATGAAGGTAATCCACTTCAAGCACCATTGAAAATTGTTATTAACTCAACATACGGAGCGATGAAAGATAAAAATAATCCGTTATATGACCCAAGACAAGCGAATCGAGTATGTATTTACGGACAACTACTATTAACGGATCTGATTGAGAAGTTAGAACCTTATTGTGAGATAACTCAAGCAAATACTGATGGTGTTTTGGTTAAGTTAAGAAGTGAAGATGACTTTGATTTAATTGATGATATCGCTTGGGAGTGGGAAAAACGAACACATCTAAGTTTAGAATTTACTGAATTTAAACGTGTTTACCAAAAGGATGTTAATAATTACGTCATGATTGGAACTGATGGACACGTTAAAACTAAGGGAGCTTACGTTAAAAAATTAAGTCCATTGGATAATAATTTACCAATTTTAAATACAGCCTTAGTTAATTATTTTGTAAAAAATATCCCAGTAGAACAAACTATCAATGATTGTGATGATTTAGAACAATTTCAACTAATCGCTAAGTTATCCAGTAAATATAAGTATTTGTTATTAAACGGTGAGATTTTAAACGAAAGATGTGTTAGAGCGTTTGCTAGTAAAAAAGATACTGATGGTGGATTATTAAAGGTTCATTCAGTTACTGGAAGACCTGCTAAATTCCCTAATAGTCCTGAAAAATGTTTTATTTTTAACGACAATATAAAAAACGTAAAAGCACCAGAATACCTAGATAAACAATGGTATATAAACATGGCTAAAAAACGATTGAAGCAGTTTGGGGTGAGTTAATTGAAATTGTATCGTGGTTACGTTAAGTCTAACAAAAAGGGGGCGATTGAAAAATTCAAAGATGTTCCAGATGAAAAATTACGTACGTTGGATAACGTAAAGAAGTTTGATTCTTATGGTGGAATTTTAGCTGAAGATGTTGCCATGCTTGATGTTGATAATATCGAAGATTCAGATAAGTTGTTAGATATGTTAGATGACCTAGATTATCCTTGCATCGCAAGATTTACAGAACATGGAGTTCACTTCTATTTTAAAAATACTAACAAGAATAAACGTAACGGAACTAAATTGTTATTACCAATAGGGTTAGTAGCAGATGTCAAATATGGTTATAACTCAACTTTTGAACCCTTGAAAATCAATGGGGAAGAAAGAGAAATAGCTTTAACTGGAGATGAATTAGGAGAGTTGCCTTATTGGTTACGTCCACTAAGTAAACGTAATTCTAAAAAAATAAAAATTGATAATTTACGTTCAGGAGACGGACGTAATGAAACACTTTATCCATATATTTTAACGCTGCAAAGTGAAGGCTTATCTAAAGAAGAAATCAAGAAAACATTCAAGTTAATTAATAAATATATTTTTGAAGATCCGTTACCTACAGAAGAGTTAGAAACTATCACTAGAGATGAAGCTTTTAATAAAAAAGTCTTTTATGTTGACGGTAAGTTTAGTCCTAATTTATTTGGGGATTATCTGATATCAGAATTAAATATTAAACAAATTAACGGTCAATTACATAGTTATGACGATGGTGTGTATGTTGCTGGAACTAAGATTATTGAAAGTAAAATGCTTGAGATTTTACCAAGTATTAGACGTTCAAACCGTCAAGAAGTTCTATCGTATATTGATATTAAAAGTCTTAAAAATTACAGTTCACAAGATGCTAATTTTATAGCATTCAAAAATGGTGTGTATAACATCAAAGAAAAAAGATTAGAACCATACACTCCTAACATAATTATCACCAACAAGATTGATTATGATTATGAACCTAGTGCCAAATGTCCGTTGGTTGATGAGATTATGGATAAACTAGCGTGTCATCAAAAAGATTTGGTTGATTTATTGTATGAAATTATTGCATATACATTTTATCGCAGAAACGAATTAGGTAAATTCTTTATTTTGACTGGTTCAGGAGCTAATGGTAAATCAACATATTTAGACATGATACGAACTCTGTTAGGTAGTAAAAACATTTCATCTTTAGATGTATCTGAGTTGGATCAACGATTTAAAACCAGTGAATTGGCTGGAAAATTGGCAAATATTGGCGATGATATTTCTGATTCCTACATTAAAGATACATCAATTTTAAAAAAGTTAGTTACTGGTGAAGCTGTTACAGCTGAACGTAAAGGATTAGATCCTTTTATGTTTGAAAATTACTCAAAGTTATTATTCTCAGCTAATTCAATACCTAGACTTGGTAAGGGTTCAGATACAAAAGCATTGAATCGTAGAATGGTTATTGTTCCATTCAATGCTACATTTTCTCCTAAAGATCCAGACTATAAACCATATATTAAATATGATTTGAGGCAAGAAGATGCGATTAAGTATCTAATTGTTAAATCAATAGAAGCGTTACATCGTATTTTAGAAAATAATGGATTCACTAAATCAGAATTAGCAGATAGAGAATTAGAAAAATATGAATATGAAAACAATCCAATCTTAGGGTTCTTTGACGATTTAGAAGAAACTGATTATCTAAACCAACCAACTAAACATGTCTATAAATTATATACAGAATATTGTTTGAGAAACGGTTTAAATTCAGTGTCTAATATCAGTTTTAGTCGTCAAATAACATCACATTTTAACTTAACAAGTAAATCATCAAGGGTTAATGGTAAAGTAATCAGAATTTATATAAAGGAAGAATAAGTTTAAAGGAGCGATGCTGAGTAACTGCTACATATATAGTTTATGGCAATCAAGAGAATGTACTAATGCTTGGTACTGCTAAAGAAGTTGCTGAACATCTTGGAATTAAAATTCAGTCGGTTTATTGTTTAGCGAGCAAAGTTAAACATGGAGCTAGGAATCCTAAGATTAAAATTTATCGAATAGAAGGTAAGAACGATGAATATTGATATTTCAGTTCCTTTTCCACTAGCTTACTTGGATTGGTGTAAATCTAAAGGAATTAAAAGCTTAAAAGATACAGAAAATAACGCTTTGATTATGGAATTTGGAAAACTTTATAAACAAAAAGGTGGGAAAATCAAAGTTTATGAAATTCTAATTGCTAGGGGCGATAAAATAATATGATTTTTGCATATATAAGAGTTAGTACAGACGATCAAACAGTTAAGAATCAAAAAGACATGATTGAGCGTGCTGGATATAGAGTTGATAAGTGGTTAGCTGATGAAGGTGTAAGTGGAACTATTGACTGGACTAAAAGAGAAATCAACGTAGCTATTGAAGAAGCTGATGAAGGCGACACTATAATTGTAGCTGAATTGTCACGTTTAGGACGTTCTTTAAAACAGATTTTAGAAATTGTTGAGCTATGCCAGAAGAAAAAAGTGAACATTATTATGATTAGAGAAGGAATCCAAACTAACAATGATAGTCCGGTCAACAAATTACTGTTATCAATCTTAGGATCGTTAGCAGAAATGGAACGTAATTTAATAAGCCAAAGAACTAAAGACGCTTTGGCACTAAAAAAGAAAAATGGAGTTGTGTTAGGTAGACCAGTTGGAAGAACAACTCCAGTTGAGAAGATGAAATTATATCCAAAGAGAAAGCAGATTATTGCATGGCACGAAGATGGTGTTAGCTATTCAGAAATAGCAAGGCGCTTGAAAGTTCATAGAATAACTGTTTCTAAATTCATTCATACTTTGGAATTGAAAGAATCTATTTAAAGGAGACGATAGACATGGAATTTGTGGGATACGTTATAAAGATTGGAAATTGTTATTTCAAACAAAAGGTAAATTATGAATATGTGATTTGTAGATTATTTAAAGAAGCAATGAAGATTACAACAATTGATTACGCTAAAAAGATTGCTGAAGAAACTGGTGGAGTAGTTAAACATTTGTATGTTTCTGATAAAAAACTTGATGAATACAAGGAGTAATAGTTATGAAATTTGAAGATTTTAAAAGTGAAATTGAAAAAATAGATTATAAATTAAGTGTAGAACGTTATGACGAAGATCAAATAGTAATGATTGGATTGACTTTACAAGGTAGAAAAGATGGTGATGTTGATATTTTTATCAATGATGATGTGCCTGCTTTTAGAATTTTCACTGACGATAACGGCAACCGCTTGTTTAGTATTGAAATTGGATTTGATGTTACAGGTTTCAGTCTTATTTTAAAAGTCATTAACTTAGTCAAGAAATACATGAAAGAAGAACAGGAGCAAGAGCGATGAAAATACTTAGTAAGTTATTAACTTGTTTACTTGTTATTACAATTTTTGCAAATACCACAACGTTTGTTTTAGGAATATTTTATTTCTTTGACTTTGAAACGTTTGGTATGTGGCTTATGGAGCTGGTTGTGATTTTCATTTTAATCTATGCTAAAGCAAATGTTGATTGTTACGTAGATCAGTACGAATCACAAGATAACAGAACAAGAAGAAGTAGAAAATAGTAATTTTATTATATTACCACATTTAATAAGTGGTAATTATGCGGGTATACGTTAATGGTAGACTGCCAGACTCCCCATTCTGGAAGTGCGGGTTCGAGTCCCGTTATCCGCTTTTAATGATCGATTATTAAAAATTAAAGTTAATGGAGTTGATGATATGGTTAGAAACAAAATGGAAGATTTGAATAATATTTTGTTTGAACAATTAGAACGTTTGAATGATGATAGCTTGAATCTAGACGAAGAATTAAAACGAGCTAAAGCAATCAGTAATGTGTCAGATAAACTTATTCAAAGTGCTGATTTGCAATTTAGGGTTATGCAATTAAGAGCTGATATGACTGGAGATATTAAAACTCCTGAAGTATTGGAGGTTAAAAATGTCAAGAAAATTGAGTCCAAAGATAATTAATTGGTTGGAAGTTAATGTTCCTGGTAAACCTTGGATAGAATCATTTGAATTATTTAAACAAGAATTTCCTGATTTCCCTTGGACACTAGATAATATGAAAATGGCTTGTTATAGACGTAATATCCATAACGGTATCAGTGGAAAATTTAAAAAAGGTAATAAAGCTTGGAACAAAGGAATGAAAGGTTTAAGATTTCCTGGTTCTGAAAAAGGCTGGTTCAAAAAAGGTCAAAAATCACTTAATGAAAAACCGTTAGGCAGTGAATATAAATGCGATGGCTACACAATGGTTAAAGTTAAAGAAACAGGCACACGCTATGAAAGATGGAGATTGAAACATGTATTAATTTGGGAAGAACATAATGGACCAGTTCCTAAAGATAGTGTAGTTACATTTTTAGATGGAAATAGAGACAATTTTGATATTAATAACCTGGCTTGTGTTAGAAAAGGTGTAAATAGTGTTTTGAACACTAAGAAATTACGCTCACAAAACAAAGAAATTTTTGAAGCTAGAGTAGCTCAGATTGAGTTAGATCAAAAGATAAAAAGGATAACTAAGAATTTAGGAAGTGATTGAGTTGGGTAGGAGAAAGAAAATATTATTCACTGATTATTTCATAAACTTGGTAGATACTTATAAGCTTAATCAAGTAGGAGAAAGAACATATAACAAATATTGTTTAACTCATAGACACTTGAAGAAAATTTGCCCTGACTTGTATTTACAAGATATGAATGCAAATGATTATCAACAAATCTTGAATGAGTTTGGTAAAAATCATGAAAAAGCTACTATAACAGATTTCCACAGGCAATTAGCTTGGGCTTTGAAACGAGCTTATAACGTAGATGGGCTAACTGATAGAGATGTTACTTATGACGCTCAAATTCCTAAAGGTGTAGTAACCAATAAGAAGAAACCTAAATTTATGGAACTTGATGATATGAAGAAGTTAGTAGATGTCTTAAAACATTTGAATTCATCTTATGCGAATTTCTTTTTAATTCTGTTAAAAACAGGATTGAGATACGCTGAAATTTTAGGAATAACATTAGAAGATATTGATTTTGAGAAGAAAACAATATCTATTAACAAAACTTTGGATTATAAGAAAGGTGCTTATGATGAAAATTTTTCAAGAAGATTTAAAAGCACTAAAAATAAATATTCGATTAGAACAATTCCAGTAGATGAGATGGTGTTGTTCCTATTTCATAGGAACGCTAAAGGCGCTGATAAAGATGAAAGTATTTTTGGTTCAATTAAAGGATTCCAGTACAATTCAACACTTAATAACAAACTTGAACAAACTTGTAAATACGCAGGAGTTCCAGTTATAACTTTGCATGGATTAAGACATGAACATGCAACTTATCTAGTTAGCCAAGGTATTGATAGCCGAGCTGTTGCTGAGAGATTAGGTCACGTTGACGATTCAGTAACTAGAGAAGTTTATATTCATAGACTAGAAACGGAAAGAGTTAGAGATAATCAACAAATTATGAGGAGTGTTTCTAAGATATGACAAAATTTAGAGAACCAATAAAAGGTAAAGATCCAGATTTCAAAATCATGCCTTCAAGAACGGAAAATTTTTGGATAGATAGATTTGAACAAATAAAATCAATAAATCCTAATTTTGAAATGACTACTGACGATGAAAACATGAGTAAATCATCAATAATCAATTTGAAATGTAAGGCCTGTGGTTTTTCTGAAAATCTAAGATTGCAATCTTTATGGATAAATAAAGATAGACAATGTAAAGGATGCAAGATACAAAGTGACAGGCTAAAATTCAAGGAAATTCAAGCAAATAACCCTAATTTTGAAATGACTGCTGATGATTACGTTTTAGAAAATTCAACAAAAATCAACATAAAATGTAAGACTTGTGGCAATATAAATCAAATAAAATTCATTTCATTGTTATTAACTCCAAATAGGAAATGTATTTATTGTGAAAAAAGCTAATAGTTTAAGGAGAATAAAATTAAATGAAATTTGATGTAAAAACAGTTAATAAATTATTGGGTATAGATGACGCTTTTAAAGCTCCAACAAAAATGATGGATTTAATGTTAGACCCTAAAAATCGTGAAGAAACATTTAAGAAATTTTTAGAAATCGAAACTGATATGAGTTATGAATGGTTTCAAGAATATTTTGGTGATGAACAAGCTGAAAGAAAATCAAAGAAACAAGATTTCACACCTACTTCAATTTCTAATCTAGTTGCTAAATTAGTTGGAAAAGATAATAGTACTTATTACGAGCCTGCAGCAGGTACTGGCTCAATGTTGATTGCTAAATGGCATAACGATAGATTAAAGAATCCATTATACAAGCGTCCAGAAACTGATAATCCATTGATTAAAGTTCTAACATCTTCAGTATTTACTTACGATCCACGAGCATATTGGTATCAAGCAGAAGAATTATCAGATAGAGCAATTCCATTTTTGATTTTTAACATGTCTATTCGTGGAATGAATGGTTCAATAACTCAATGTGATTGCTTATCAAGGAAAGCTACTAGAGCATTCTTTATTAGAAACGATACACCTAATTATTTAGGCTTTTCAGAAGTAATTGAGTTACCTAAGAATCAAGAAGTAGCTGATTTATTGGGAGTTCATTGGGAGGAATAAAAATGGCAAGTATTGATGAAATAATTGGATATTATCAAGAAACAGGAAATTTCATGAAAACAGCAGCTAAATTCAAGATGAATAAACGTATCTTACATTTAACTTTAACTAAGGCTAGAGTATTAAAAATTAATGACAAAATCGATTATGGTTCAACAAATATTAGATTTGGTGGATTGGCTGAAAAGAAGTTCAATGAAATATTTCCAGAAGCAATCTCAACAAATGATTACTGGGTAAGAAATCACCCAGACTATGACTTTGACCTAAAGAAACTAAGGATAGACGTTAAGTATTCCAGTATTCATATTAGAAAAACAGGCAATGAAGAATGGGGCGCTCATGGAAATAGAACTAAACATAAACAAGAAAATCCAGTTGATTTCTTCGTTGTATTCTTAGAACGAGAAAAGGGTAGTAAGTTAGATAATCCATATATTTTAGCAATTCCTGGTGGTATGGCTAAAAGTGAAATTCATATTTCAAAAAGTGGTATGTTTTTTAATGAATTCAGAATGAAAGATGAATCCGAATTAAGAGAATATTTATTAGCTTATGCAGACTTAGTGTAATTTATCGGTGCAAAAACAGTAAAAATAGCACTGATAGCTTATAAATTGTACTGAAACAAGGAGAATGTAAGATGAATGAAAATATTAAGAATATGTGTAAAGAACTAAAGCGTGAATTTCGATCTGAATATGGAATGGGCAACAATTTATTCATTGACGCTGTTGATCGTAAAGATCGTTGTGATGATGATGAATTGTTTGATGAAACACTTTTAGATGAGGTAAGAATTTACTACAAACAACAAACTATATCTATTGAAAGATACTATGAAAATAACTGGGAAATTGAAGATGAAGATTATATTAAATTTGAAGATTTTAGAGAAATTGGAAAGATTTTAAGTATTGTTATGAAACATATAAGCAGAATCGAGTTAGATTGATTTGCCACGATTTTAGAGATTGAGTCAAAGGAGAAAAGACAATGAACGAAAATATCGACAACATTTTTGAAGAGTTAAAAAAAGAACTTTCAGAAAATGAGTATCAAGAATTAGATTTGATAATTTATGACCGCCACAAAAATGATTATTTTTTAGATGATAAATTTCAAGAAAAAAAGTTTAGAAATTTGTTTATAAATTACAAAACGAGCATGGTAGAGATTAGTAGCGATAAATACAATGTATTTGATATTCATACAAGCATACTCATCGAACAGGAAGAATTAGCAGTTATCGGAAAAGTTATAAATATAGTGGTTAAACACTTGAGCAAGATTGAATTTATATAAGAATAGTATTTTAGAAAAAATAAAAACTATAACGTGTGATGTTAATAGTTTACCTTTTTTTGAAAAAACGTAAATAGATGAGGAGGAACAAGAAGATGAAGATGTTGAGTAAATATCTAAATTTAGCAGTGTAAGAATAGTCTACAAATTTATGGAGTGTAAAAATTTATGAAAATTTTAGATGTATGTTGTGGGTCAAAAATGTTTTGGTACAACAAAGAAGAACCACATACAACTTTCATGGATATTCGTGATGAAGTACTGACATACACAGATAGAAATGCTGTGAGAAAGGTGGAAGTCAATCCAGATATAGTGGCTGATTTTAGAAATATACCATTTGCTGATAACAGCTTTGATTTGGTAGTGTTTGATCCACCACACTTGATCCACGTTGGAGATAATTCTTGGTTGGCCAAGAAGTATGGAAAGTTGAATAAAAATACGTGGCCACAAGATTTAAAATTAGGCTTTGACGAATGTATGAGAGTACTAAAGCCTAACGGAACGATGTTGTTTAAATGGAATGAAGAACAAATCAAAACAAAGGATGTATTTGAAACGTTTGGCCAACAACCAATTTTAGGAGATAAACGCAGTAAAACTAGATGGAGTGTTTTTGTTAAAAGGCATGCGAAGTAGTGGAATTTTAACGCTTTGAACGGAGGAAGCAAGATGAAGATTAATTATGACAGCAGCAATAATGAACATACGTATCAAGCTGGCGATGTTATTAGGAATAGTTATGGTGACTTATATCTTATAGCGACTAACCCAGAAGAAGAATTTTGTATTATTAACTTACGAACTAATATGGTTTATGGGGGTTATAAGTCAATAGGCGATTTGTGCCGTGGCGTTGGCATTGGTAGTGCAAATGATGTTTTAGTCCATGCGGAAATAAACGTACTGTAAGGAGGAAAATATGGTTTCAAAAATATTAGATATCATTATGATAATCTCTTTAACAGGCATAGTTATTGAACTAGCTTTATCTAAAGAAAGCATAGCTATGAGAATTATAGCTTTAATGTTGATGTGTATATTTTTAACATTAGATAAAATTTCAAGAAAACTTAGATAGGAGAGAATCAAGATGAATAGAAGAAAATCACCAAGACAAAAAGAGCTAGAATTGCGTTGGGTTAAAACATTAAACCAAAATACACCAGGGACAGAAAATCCAATATTGAATTTGTGGAAAAATAATCAAGTTCCGATAACGAAACTGATTGATTTCAGAAATTTCTATGTTCGCAAAGGCTATCGTAGTGGATATGAAGATGGATATGCTGAAGGCTATACTGAAGCATAGATCAAATAACTTGACCTTAGCAAGTCAGAAAACTGTTAAATACTGACATGGTTATTTGAACGTTATACATTCACAAACAACGTAAATCAGGATCTCTCAAATAACGATATAAACAGTACAGGCTTAGTATCTGTCAAAGGGTGCTAAGTCATAGGTAGTAGAGATGTAAGGAAGCTATAAACAAAAAATTTTGTAAAGGATGTGAAACATCTCCTCTCTTTGATTCGATATTACACCGTAGCGACTTAGCAGATTTACTACCGAAACCAAACTTTCTTTTAAATACACAATAGTTACAGACAGTAAAATTTTGAGCAAAAAAATTATGAAAGAAGGCACAGACCTTCGTAACTTCTTCGTAAGTCTGTAACTATCCGCCTTGTATCCACATGATTTGAGATGGTCTTACGTTTTGAGGGCGTAGCAAGGCTTTAGCTAGCTAGAAATATAAGAGAAAGGATTGATTAGATGAAATTATATTTAGTTGAATATTTTATTAACAATAAACTGCATAACATGATTGTCAGAGCTAAAAATTATATGGAAGCTGAGACACAAGTTAATGTATCTGTGATAGCTAACATTCATGATGATAATTTTTAGGAGGGGGAACAATGAAAGAATTAATCGTTAACGGAATAATTACATTGGGAATAGTTTTTATAATTTCAAGCTATTTAACGTATATGTTTGAATTTGATGATAATAAGATTGGAATTTTGGATCTAGTAATTAGTGTAGGTGCTGTTACTGCATTAATTATCATCTGTATGACAATATTAATATTTTTTGTTTAGGAGATGTAAGTATGAATTTTGATATGAAAGGCGAAATATTATTTGAAGATGGTTTGAAAGTTCATTTTAAATGTTACAGAGGACAACGAAAAAATGACATTAAATATTTTGATGAAAATAATGAAGAAGTACCATATAACAAAATATGGGGTAGACGATATGAATACTGCAAATTAACAAGCATTGACGGTACTTTGTTTTATCAAAATAATGTTATTGCAGATCATTAGAAACGAGTTTGATGATGAAATTAATAAAATCTAAAAGTAGAGTACGAAAGCATGGAGAAGTTTTTACTCCAGATTGGATTGTTAAGAAGATGTTGTCTGAACCAAGCATCCAAAATAAATTACACGATATACATGCAACATTTTTAGAACCAAGTGTAGGGGAAGGTGCTTTTATCACTGAAATACTCCATCAGAAATTAACTTATATGGATGAAATATCTAATAAAAGTAATTGGATAAAAAATACATTGTGGGTAATAGCAAGTATTTATGGAATTGAACTGTTAGATGATAATTTGATAATAGCTAAACAGAATTTAGTCGAAGTACTATCTCAACACTATCAGAATTTTTATCAGAAGAAATTGAGTAAGAATACTGATTTGTATAAATCAGCAAGGTATATTATCGATAACAATATTGTTCAAGGAAATACTCTAAAATACATAACTAATTCTGGAGATTTAATTATATTCAGTGAATGGATTAAACATGGAGATAAAGTAAGTCAAAGACAATTTACATTTAAATCATTAATCGAATCAGACAATTCAAATCAATATCAAAGTACTGAATTCATTAAAATTAATAAAGTATACAAGCTTAAAATTGAGAAGGTATAGATATGATAAACAAAACTGATTTTTATAAATATAAAGGCAAGGTATTCTTTAACGTTGAAGATCCTTTTGGGTACAAACATAAAGAAGTTGAAGTATTAGCTATCTATGAAAATACTGCAGCTGTTCGAGATGTCAAAACAAGTTTAACGTGGACGATTCGTAAGCGTGAATTGGGATTAAAAGAAACTGGAAAACTCCACAAACATCACGGTCATTTTGATTATCGGAAAACCAAGCGTCAATGGAAAGGAAAACACGAAAAATTAATTAATACAATTAAAAGTTTATAAGGAGTGATATTAATGTACAAATCAAGACCAATAGCTCAAGTAGTTCATGAAAATATTAATTACATTTTGAACAGAGAGAAACTAACCAAAGAATCATTATACAAGGAAGTTGGTCATCAGAAAATTATTTACAATTCAGATGCAAATACATCTATTGAGAAGTTAGAAGAGATAGCTAAGTTCTTAAGTACCAATCTTCCAGACCTAGTAACTGACTGGAAAGATGGATCTTATCCAGATGAACATGAAGAATACGATCGTGGTTACAAAGATGGTAGAAAAGATGTATTAAAGGAATTATATGATAAGGAAGTTAATAAAATCGGATAAAAATTTCGTTAATAAAATCGGATAAAAATTTCGTCAATAAAATCAGCGATAAATAATCAGTAATAGATTAAATCAAACACTAATAATTCTACTTAATCATTGAATATAATTTTAAATCACAACAAAACAACATAAATAAAATATTTTACGTATTTAAAAAATTGTGAAGATTTTGTGAACTTGAAAAATAATCTGTTACATCTGTTACACTTTACTTAAAATATTTTATTAATTAGTTGTTGTAAAATGCAATGAACTTTATAAATCAACATGTAACAGGTTGTAACGAGTTGTAACAGATAAAAAAGGTCATCTGTTACACCTGTATCCCTTGTGGCTCAAGGGGTTTGGCGATTTTGTAACAGATGTAACGAGTTTGAGTCGCCCTATATTATTACTTTTTTTATTATATATAATATAATAGTATTAAATAATTAATATATTCTATTTCTATTTTAAAAAAATATATAAGAAGTTCATTTTATCTGTTACATCTGTTACACTTCAAAAATAGGGCTTACAAACGTTGATATAATAAGGTTTTAAGTGTAACAGATCGAAAAAGTTAATCTGTTACAATCTGTTACATCTGTTACAAAGATAAAAAATTTTAAGTGAGGTTTAGTTTGAATGAGTATAGACAATGAATTTAAGCATAATAAAGCTTATTTAATGCGATATCGAAAAATACATACGAAGATAGATAGATTAAAAGATAAATTAAATAGACTCAACGAACGTTATGATTTAAAAGGTGTATCTTATTCATCTGAACCTTCTAGCTCAGTTAAAAAAACCTTAGATGACGTTTTAGCACAAAAAGAATATCTACAAAATAAATTAGATGAAATGATAAGTGAATCAATTAATATTAGAAATGAAATACAAGATAAATTGATAGAATTAGATAATCAACTAGAAGCAGAAGTACTAGACTTGTATTTCTTAGAAAGATATAGCCTAACAGAAATAGCTGATACATTATGTTATTCTGAAAGACAAATTGAAAGACTGTATGCTGACGGTATAATGTCGGTTTAATGTCATGTAAAAGTCAGTGACATAACAGTATATACATGCTATGATGTGTATGATGATAAATTGTCTAGAAAGAAATCATCCGACCTTTTATTAATTAGCACATGAGATATTATTTATATCTATTAACTTTAATTTTTATTTGTTCATTAAGACTAGAGTTCTTGAAGTATCTGACGTTACTTCTTAAGTTCTCTGGTCTTTTTGTTTTGGAAAGGATAGTGATTGAATTGGCTCAAAGAGTTGTGCTTATGGATGAAAGAGAATTTGATGAAGTAATGAAAGGATTAGATGCATTACCATTTGAAGTTGATCATATGACAGCAAGCAATGGAAAGTATGTTAATGCTTTGATTACTGTATCTAAATCTAAGGTAGAAGAATCTTTAAAAGCTATGGATTACAATCAATTAAAAGGTAAAGATATTAATTACCATACTACAGTCAAGTGGGTAGACTAATATGGCTTATGAAGATAAGTACATCAAGTTCTATCATAGCAAGGCTTGGAAGTTAGCGCGTAAGCAAGCACTGACTAGAGACCACTATCTATGTCAAGAGTGTTTGAGACAAGGAATAGTTAGGACAGCTAATACAGTTCATCATATCGTTCCTATCAAAGATGATTTTAATAAACGATTGAAATTAGATAATCTAGAAACTATCTGCTTGGAACATCACAACCAAGAACATAGAGAAAAGCCTAGTGGAGCTAAAGACAAATACAAAAAACTGAAAGAAAAGAAACGTGAAGTATTTGTGTTTAAAGCAAATCCAGACTTTAAATTATAGCCCCCCCTAGGTTGTGAAAACGCTAGAAACGTTATTAAATCAACGGTGATGACTTTCGTTTGCAATAAATTCGTTTTTCAATCAAAAAAAGTAGTTCAAAATCTGGAAGAAAGGAGTTAATTTTTATGCCACAAGCAGCTAAAAGTGCGATGATGCATTTATACGAAGGAAATCCTAATAATTTAACAAAAAAAGAAATTTATAAAAGGAAAAAGAATGAAGAAAAACTAAAAATCTCTAATAATAATTTAAAACCACCTTCTTGGTTAGAACCTGGAGCAAAAAAGAACTTTAAACGTATTGTAGAGCTTATGGAACCAACTGGAATTTTATCTGATGTAGACGTGGATATCCTGGCAATATATTGCGATACGTATTATGATTATTTGTCCTATAAACGTAAGATTAGAAAGACTGGTAACATGATTGACGGTAGGGTTAATCCTTTAATTCGTGAAAAGAGAAATGCGTCAGCAGCATTAACTAAATATGCTAACATGCTTGGATTAACTCCTTCTGCTAGAGCGTCATTAGCAATTCATTTAGACGATGAAAGTGATGATGACGATGACTTCTAAAATTTTACAATATAATCAAACCCAATTAGAAAAATGGTGGAATGATTATAGAAAATCAATGCTAGGTTGGGCTTATTTAGATAAACCGTCCCCAGTAGTTCTAACTACTTATTACGCTAAAATGGTTGTTGAAGGTGATATTCCAGCTGGTAAAAATGTTATTTTAGCATGTAAACGACACTTAAAAGACTTGGAAAGACAAGGAGATGAAGATTTTCCTTGGGTATTCGATGAAGAAAAAGCACATAGACCTATTAGGTTCATCGAAAAGAAATGTAAACCATCAAAGTCAGTTAATGCTCAATTGATATTACAACCCTGGCAACATTTTATAGTTGGTTCAATGTTTGGTTGGGTGCATCGTGATACAGGTTTAAGACGTTTCCGTGAAGGGGTTGTTTTTGTTGGTCGTAAGAATGGTAAAACAACATTAGAATCTGGTTTAGCTGATTATATGGCTGGGTTTGATGGAGAACGTGGCGCTAATATTTATTTTTTAGCAAACGCTCAATCTCAAGCTAGGAAATTATACGATGAATCTAAAGCAATGATTGAAGCTAGCCCTTATCTAGATAAACGTTTTGTAACTACACGATCTGAAATAAGATTTCCTAAAACAAATTCTACTATCGTTCCTATGTCTGCTGAAAAGAATAATAAAGACGGAGAAAATGTTCACTTTGCCGTATTTGATGAAATTCATGAATACAAAGATTATTTCTTGATTTCAGCAATGAAACAAGCTAGAGGAGCTAGATTACAACCGTTAATTGTTTATATTTCAACTGCTGGATATGTTTTAGACGGTCCTTTAATGGACTTTATAGACAATGGAAAAGAAGCTTTATCAGATTATGATGCTCATGTTGATGAAAGAACATTTTATTATTTAGCTAGTTTGGATAAAGTCGAAGAAAGTGACGATCCAGAATTATGGATTAAAGCTAATCCTAATCTATGTTTGATGGATACGGTAAACTTGATATCTGACTACATTAAGGATAAAAGAACTCCTGCTGAATATGCTACTTGGCTGACAAAACAGTTTAATATCTTTAGTTCTACTGATGAATTATCATTTGTAACGATTGAAACTATTAATAAAAACAAACGTATAATTGATGAAGATACATTGTTAGGACGTTCATGTATAGGTGGATATGACTTATCAGAAACAGAAGACTTTACTGCTACTGGCTTAGAATTTAAGTTAGATGACGGTTCAATCTTTTGGAAAATGCAATCATTTGTTCCAGAAGAAAGGGTCAGAATTGATAAGAATCCAGAACGACTACAGGAATGGGAAAAGCAAGGATACTTAACAATCGTTCCTGGCGAATATGTTAATTATGAATATGTTTATAATTGGTTTGTTGAGCAAGCTAAAAAATATAAAATTCAACAAATTAATTATGACCCTAACAAAGCGTTGTTTTTAAATCAGTCATTACAACAATACGGTTTTAACACTAAAGTTGTTAGACAGGGTTTTACTACTTTAGGTGGACCAATGCAAAACATGAAAGAGTTGCTATTAGACGGTAAGGTAGTAACTAATAATAATTTGATGTTTAGATGGTACTTGAACAATGTTAAGTTGGTGACAGATAGAAATAATAACTGGATGCCAACTAAACAATCACGTAATCGAAAAATTGACGGTTTTGCAGCATTACTAAACGCTCATGAATCGTTGTGGGAAAACCTAAACGTCAAAGAAAAGAAAGCTAGGATAAAATTTGTCAGTCTAAGATAAGGAGGTGATTATTTGGGGTTTTGGAATAGAATAAAGAGTTTGGTTACTGGAAATAAAAAAGCTAGTAGTCCAGGAAATTTAGTAACAGGTAATCCTTTTCCAATTAGTTTATCTGGTTCAACACTACAAACTAACGAAACAGTGTTTTCAGTAATTACTCAGTTATCTAATGCAATGGCAAGCATGCCACTAAAACTATATAAGAACTATGAAGAAGTTACAGACAGTGATTTAGCGATGGAAATAAAATATCATCCTAATCCGTCAATGACTTCTTTTTCTTTTATCCAAAAAATCGAAACAGACCGTAACGAATACGGTAATGCTTATGTTTTGATTGAAAGAGATGAATATTGGCAACCAGTCAATTTATATCCAATATCTCCAACGTGTGTAACGGTTATGCAAAATCAAGATGATGATTCAATTTGGTATAAGATAACCGCTAGCAATGAGAATATGCTTGTATCAGAAGCTAATATTTTGCACTTAAAACATATTTCTGGTTCAACAAGGTTATTAGGTATAAGTCCTTTAGACGTGCTTAAAAATGCCTTAGATTTTGACTTGGCGGTACAAAAATTTAGTTTATCTGAGATGAGCAAGATTGATAGTTTTAAGGTTACCTATGGTTCAAGCGTTGATGATGATGATAGAGAAAATGTTGTTAATAACTTTAGAGCTTTCATCAGAGACAACGGTGGTGTTTTATTTGAAGAGCCTGGTGTTGAAATCAATCAACTACCTAGAGAATTCCTATCTGGTGACTTGATAAACACTGAAAAGATAACTGATACAAGAATAGCTAACGCTTTTAACGTTCCTTTAGCATTTTTAAATCAATCTACCGTTGCTAATAACGAAGATTTGATGAGTCAATTTGTGCAAAGAACATTAATTCCAATTGCTAGACAATACGAGCAAGAACTCACTAACAAGCTATTAACAGAGCAACAAAGACGAGCTGGAATGTATTTCAAGTTCAATGTTAATAGTTTATTACGTGGTAATGTTCAAGCACGTACAGCATACTATCAAGCGCTAAGACGTTCTGGTATTTTAACAACTAACGATATTAGAGCGTTGGAAGATTTACCATTATCTAAAGACGAGTTTGCAGATAAATTATTTGTATCTGGTGACTTATATCCTTTAGATATGGATCCAGCACAACGAAAGGGGGTGAGTTCAAATGGTAATGGAGCAAAAGAAACCAATCAAGTATTGGGAAATGAGCAAAACCAACGATAACATTGGTGAGATTTCAATTTATGGTGAAATTGTTTCTGACAAATGGCTTGATGAAGAGACTTCTGCCACATCATTTAAAGACGATTTGAATGATTTGGGTGATGTAAAGACTATTAATTTACATATCAATTCGCCTGGTGGAAGTGTATTTGAAGGAATTGCAATTCACAACATGTTGAAAATGCATAAAGCAAAAATTAATGTTTATGTTGATGGTTTAGCAGCATCAATTGCAAGTGTCATTGCTATGAGTGGTGACACTATTTTTATGCCTGAAAACTCAATGCTAATGATTCATAATCCATGGACGGTTGCAATGGGTAATTCAAAAGAATTACGTAAGCAAGCAGACGATTTAGACCGTATAGCAAAATCAAGCATTAAAACTTATTTGTCTAAGTCTAATGGGAAGATTGATGAAGAAACGTTAGTTAAATTACTAGATGAAGAAACATGGTTATCAGCTCAAGAAGCTGTTGATTATGGCTTAGCTGATGAAGTCTTGGAATCAAACAAAGCAGTTGCTAGTTTGCCAGGCGAGTTTTTAGAACGTTATAAACACGTTCCAAATCAATTAATTAAACAATCTGCTCCAGGTAATTCAATTAACCGAGAGCGACTAATTGTCAAAGCGAAAGAAAAAATTAATTATGTAAATAATACATTAGGAGGAATTAAACTATGACAGTTACACTTTATGAAAAGAAACAAAATTTAGGTACTTTAGGCGCACAATTAAAGAAAGTTAATGAAGAAATTGCAATGAAAGCAGGAGACCCAACTGTTGCTGATAAGGATTTAATGCAATTACAAGAACAATCAGAATCTTTAGAAAAACGTTATAACATGTTAAAAGAACAAGTAGAACGTGAAGAATCTGAACAACGTGCTAAATTCACAAAAACAAAAACACCTACTATGACAGCAGAAGAAAAATTAATTCATGCTAAGGCTGAATTTTACCGTGGTCAAAAGTTATCTTCTGATTATAAACAAGTATTAGGTGATGACGATACAACAACTCATGGTTCTAAGTTGTTACCAGTAACGATTGCAAATGACATCATTGCTGAACCAACTGACACTAATCCATTACGTGATGACGAATTGGTAACAGCAGTGACAAACCTAGAACGTCCACGTATTGATGTGACAATTGATGATGACTCATTTGTAAACGATCAAGAAGTAGCAAAAGAAATCAAAGTAAAAGGCGATACAGTTAAATTTGGACGTAACAAGACAAAACTTAAAGTAGCTATTTCTGAAGCAATTCTAAATGGTACTGATACAAACTTAGTAGAACATGTAAATGCTCAATTGCAAGCTGGTTTAGCACGTAAAGAAAAGAAAGTAGCTTTTGCTGAAACACCAAAATCTGGTGAAGAAGAAATGAGTTTCTATTCAACAGAAAACAATATCAAGAAAGTAAGTGGCGACACTTTGTTTGATGCTATTACACAAGCTGCAGGAGATATTGCAGATGAATTCCAATCTGACATTAAAGTTTATATGACACGTCCAGATTACTTGAAGATGATTAAGGAATTATCTAATGGAGCAGTTTCATTATTCGGTAAGGCTCCTGAAGAAATCTTAGGTTACCCAGTTCGTTTCACTGAATTAGCTAAGAAACCAGTTGTAGGTAACTTCAAGTATGCTCAACTAAACTATGAAATTTCTTCTGCATTATACGAACAATGGAAAGATTATGACAAGGGTGTAAACAATTTCCAATTAACAGCATGGTTCGATCACAAGATTTTATTAGCTAGTGCATTCCGTATTGCTGACGTAACGTCAAAATAGTTTCCCCACAAGGCTCAAGCAGTGGACCAACTGAGAAGCCTGATAGTGGGGTTGCCAAATTTGACCCTAAGGGAAACGTAAAACCAACTGATGCTAATACAGTGACTGAAATCAAAGCATATCTAGATGCTCATAGTATTAGTTACTCATCTAGTGCTGCTAAAGCTGATTTATTAAAATTAGTTGGTTAGGTGGTGTAGATAATGGACTTAGACCGACTTAAACGAGCAATAGCGATTGATAGTGACGTATTTGATGATGTTCTAACGCTATGTTTGAACGCTGCTGAATCTAAAGTACAAAATTCAATTGGTACTAAGTATCCAGATTTCTATGCTGATAACTATTTATATGATTTAGCAGTCATTCAATTAGCAGACCACTATTTTAAAAATCGTTCTGCTACAACTCAGAAAGGTGAAGTTCCTATTTTGTATGGTGTTAATGAAATAATTCTACAATTAAAGCCTAAATATCGAATTTATGCTCAAAAACAAGAAACGAGTGATGAAAATGATAGCTGAAACTGGAGATTTAACAGAAATCATTAAAATTGTACGTCCAAGAGTTCCAAAAGTTGATGAATATGGCGATGAGATAGCAACCGAAGATGAAGTAATTTATCCAATGTTGTTTGCGATGCTGAGAAGCAAAAACGCTAATGACGTTGAAAAAAACTTATCCACGTTATCAACATCAGCACAATTTGTAATCAGACACAGATTCCAAAATGAACCTAGAATCACAACTGATATGGAGTTAATCCATAACAACGAGCGTTACAAGATTAATAATTTCAACATTGACACTCAATATAAGATGTGGGACGTAATTATTTGCCAAAAATCGTTGGAATAGGTGGTGTTTTAATGAGTTTTTCAATTGATGATAATATCACTTCTGAATTGCAAAAATTAGGAAATAAAGCAAAAAGAATTAGTAACAAAGCCGTTAGAGAATCTGCTCCTATATTTGCTGAAGAACTAAAAGCACAAACACCTTATGAAAATATTTCTGATAGATCGTGGAAAGCTCAAAGACAAATGGATAAAAAGACTGGCAAGAAAACAACTTTCAAGCATATGAAAGATGATATTCAAGTCAGTGGAGTAGACCAGTATGAACACGTCAATGTTGGGTTTGGAGAAGATACCTACTGGCGCGTCCATTTTGTCGAGTTAGGGACTGTTAATCAGAAAGCTAATCCATTTATTGAAAGAGCGATAGATTCTTCAAGAGAAGAATATGAAAGCAAAATTTCTAGTGTGATTAGGAGTGAGTTAGGCCTATGAGAATTAGCGCTATTGATATAGGAAATATCGTAAAGACTTTAGATGAATTTGATAATACAAATACGTTTATTATGCGTGAAATTCCACAAACGATTTTAGAAAGTAAGAAGTTACCTTTTGCTCAAATTACTTTCTTGGGTAATAGTCCTTTTGATTATGCTAGCAACTTTAAACGTGGAGAATTATCTGAAAGTCAGATAGATATTTACGTAAAAGACAATAAAACAGGAGAAAAATTAACAAATTCAGTAGAAAAAGTACTGAAAAATAGTGATTTTGAAGTATATTTTACTGATTTTGATACAAATTATGAGTATGATTTTCAAGTTTTGCATTTGCGTGTAAGACGATATCAAACAATAAAGTGAGGTTATAAATTATGGCAGATAATAAATTTGCAATTGGTACGGTTGGTTTCAATCGTATTTTGTTCGGTATCATGGACGACAAAGAACAAGTAACAAAAGTAGTTGCTATTGATGGTAATTCTGGTGGTGCTGTAGAACTTAAAACAAGTGGCTTTCAAGGTCAATCCAACACTGTTTATGGCTCAAACATTGCTTATTATGTTTCCGATGCTGGTACAGGTACTGGTAAAGTTGAAATTACAGCCGTTGAATTGCCTAGTGATGTAGCAACAGAAGTACTAGGTGATAAGTTAGACAACGGAATTTTAGAAACTTACTCAACAGTAACACAACCATATTGTGCTGTTATTGCTGAAGCAGAAGATTTACAAGGCAAGAAGATGTGGATTGGTATTGCTAAAGCTAAGTTTGCTACTGTTGACGCTGACGACTTAAAAACATCAGAAGATAAAGGTAAAACACCTAACAATGTATCTATTTCTGGTTCTGCAATTACTAGACGTTCAGATAAGCTAGTTAAAGCTAAGGGTTCCGAAACATCTGGAGCTACATTTGAAACTTTTGTAACTAAGATGTTCCCTGGATTTAAATCTGTTGATACTATCAAGGAAAATTCAGTAACAAATCCAGCTTTAGGTGATGGAGGCGATCATTAATGATTTCAATTAAACTATATGATCCAGAAACAGATAAGGTAAATTACTATGAACAACGTAAGATTAACTTTGGAAAAATTAAGAAAATCCTTGATTTTAACAAAGACATTGAAGAGAAATCAGCACGCTTACGTATTTTAGAAGATAAATTAACTAATGGTGTCGTTTTGACAAAATCAGAAGAAAAAGAATTTGTTTCTTTATCTGGAGAAAATGAAGTTGGTATGTTAGAGCCAATGATTGATATTGTAGTTGATTTGTTCAACAATCCTAACGTTACTAAAGAAGCTATTTACAATGGCTTAGATTTGCAAGATGGTGTTGAAACATTACGAAATATCATGAGTAGTGCGATGGGTGGAGTTAATAAAGACAACTCAAAAAAATAACATCGTCCGAAGCGCTTGAAACTTTAGATGATATAACTAAACAATTGTTAGAAAATGGTATTCCATTCCAAGATATTGAAGATATGGATAGTGAAGCATTTTTTAAATATTTAGAACGTCAAACTGAAAGTAATAGTAAATTAAGCGCTGAGGAATTCTACAATCAATTTTAGAAAGGAGGAGTACATATGGCAGTAGGACGTCCTATTGGTTCAATGGTAGTGTCTTTAGGTTTGGAAGCTGCTAAATTTACTGACGGTTTAAAGTCAATTCAAAATCAATTTAGATTAGCTAAGTCTGAAATGCGTGCTAATCTAGCTGAACTATCTTCAACAGGTACAACTTATGAGAAAGCTAGCGCTAAGGTTGATAGTTTGACTAAAGTAATGGACGTTAATCAACGTAAAATTGAATCATTAAGAGAAACTTATCAACAACAGGTAAAAACTCAAGGCGAATATTCTAATGCTGCAATGCGTACCGCTTCTAAAATTAACGATGCTATTAGGGTTCAAGAAAACTATAGACGTCAACTAAATGACGCTAAAGTTGCGATGAATGAAGCTAAGCGTGGGACTGATAGTCTTAGAACATCCTTAGAAACATTGCAGAAAACGACTACCGCTAGTATTACTGGATTACAAGCACAAGGAAAAACTAATGAAGCTAATTTAGTCAAATATCGCAGTTTAAAAGAAGAAATTCAACAATATAATCGTATTCTGGACGATGAAAAAGCTAAATTAAAGGAGCTAGTTAATGCAAAAGGTGCTGACGCTAGAGAAACCCAGGAACAAAAAGTAAAAGTTGCTGAACTAAATGCTAAAATTCAGCAATCACAAGCCAGTTATGACAGTATGAATTCTAAGTACAAGAATATGACTACTGCTCAAGCACAAGCTAAAGATTCAACTCAAAAACTTGCTAATCAATATAAATCTGTAGGTAACAGTGTAAAAGAAGCAGGTCAAAAGTTGACAGGTTTCTCAACTATTGCTGGTTTAGGTTTAGCTGCAGGACTAAAAACATCAATAAGTAGTTTGTCTGAGTTCAAAAACACTTTGAATGAAATTAAAAACTTAGCTGTAACTGGTGGCGAAAGCGTAGAAGAAGCCACAAGAAACGTATCAAGGATACAAAAAGACGCCACTCAATATTCTAATCAATATGGTGTATCTGTTAATAAAATTGGCGATGGATATAAAGAACTGATTAAACGTGGTTATACTACCAATCAAGCATTAGGTGCTATGAAATCAGAATTACAAGCGTCCGTAGCTAGTGGAGATGATTTCAACGACGTTGTTAATGTTTCATCACAAGTTTTAGAAGCATTTGGAATGAAAGTTAATAGTACTTCTGGAATGCTAAAAAATACTAAAACAGTAACTAATGAACTAGCTTATGCAGCTGACTTAACATCTACTGGATTTACTGATATTGGTATTGGTATGTCTTATGTTGGTTCAACTGCTAAAACAGCTAAGATTGAATTATCTGAAACTGCTAGTGCTATGGGTATTCTATCTAATAACGGCTTGGAAGCTGATAAAGCTGGTACTGGATTAAGACAAGTTATTAATAACTTAGTTACTGGTGTTAAAGACATTGATTCTAAAAATTCAGTTCTTGGAAAACTAGGATTGAAAAAGAAAGATTTGGTAGACGCTCAAGGCAATTTAAAGAGTTTATCTGCAATTTTTGAAGCAATTAACGGTAAGATGAAAGGTAAAGAGTCTCCAGAAAAAGCATCAATATTTAAGAGCTTATTTGGGACGACAGGACAGCAAGCTGGTATTATTTTATCTCAACATGTTAAAGAGCTTGATGAGTTAAACAAGAAAGTTAGAGAAGCTCCTAAAAAAAATTATGTTGGTGCTTTGTCTGAAAAGAACTTAAAATCAGCTCAAAACCAGATGAAGATATTTAAACAATCTGCTGCTAACATGGGAATGAGTTTATCTGAAGTATTATTGCCACCTTTATCTAAGATAGCAGCGTCGCTATCTAAATTCTTTCAATGGGTATCTCAACTACCAAAGCCTATTAAATCAACAATAGCTGGTGTAACTTTATTGGCTGTAGCTATTGGACCATTATTAGTAGCGGTTGGTTCTATGATTACAGCTATTAGTTCAATTAAAGAATTAATGACTGGATTGTCAATAGCTAAAAAAATAAAAGAAGCTATGAGTGGTTTTAGTATTGTAGGAATGCTAACTAATCCTATAACAATAGGAATTGCTGCAGTGGTAGCTTTAGGAACTGCTTTTGTTGTTGCATATCAAAAAATAAAACCGTTTAGGGATTTTGTTAATGGGATTGGTGCTACTGTAAAAAAAGAATTCGATAAAGTAAAAAATGTTGCTAAAGATATTTGGACTGTATTAAGTTCAGGTAATAAAAGTAAAAATAAAGCTCAAGCTAATATGAACTTGAGTAAAATTTTCTCTCATGAACAAATAGTTGCGATTAATAATTTTGGAAAAAATTTACGTACTGCAATTAAGGGTATAAAGAAAACAATTAGCGGTGCTAAAACTATTACTAAAGATATCTTTAATTTGTTTACTTCAAGCACTGGAGATAAAAAATCAGCTAAAGCATTCAATAGTTTAAATAATTTACTACCAAAAGGTTCAGCTCAAAAAATAGTTTCAACTATTAATACTATTAAAATGGCTTTTAATGGACTATTTGCTTTATTCAAAGGTAATAATGCAAGAGGAGAAAACTTATTAAATAGAATTTTCCCTAAATCTGCTGTTGCCTATATTTCAACTATTACTAAGATAATCCGTACAGATTTTAATTTAATGAAGTCTGCAATAGTAGGTGTATTTAAATCTATTTGGAGTGTTATTTCACCAATTTTCAATAAGATTGGTGGTGGATTCAAATCACTTATAAAAGGAATGAGTAGTTATTTCAATAAATACGGTAAAAATATCATGCAAGCATTTGTAAATATTTTTGATTTCATTTTAGTTAAAGTTGTTAGCAAATTTACATTAATTCTAACTGCTATATCTGTTGCAATGAAGAGTATTCAAGTTGTTATATCTGCTGCATTAAATTTAGTCAAGAACGTTTTCAGTTCGGTATGGATTAGTATTGAGCATATCGTTAAAAATGTTTTCCAAGTAATCGGTGGCTTACTTGAAATTTTTGCTGGTATATTTACTGGTAATTGGAAGCTATTATGGCAAGGTGTTAAAGACACGTTCTCAGGAATAATAAAAACATTTGTATCAGCTTTTGGTGCTGTTTTCAATGCAATGATAGGTATAGCTAATAGTGGTATTGACGGTATTAACTGGTTGATAACCAAATTCGGTGTAAAGAAGATTGGACATATCCCTTCAGTTAAGTGGGCTACTGGTACTACTAGATATTATCCTAATGGTTTACCAGAAACACAGTTAGCAATGGTTAATGATGGTGGTAAACGTGAAGCGATTGTATATCCTAACGGTCAAGTTGGTATGTTCAAAGGAATGAATGTAACGACAATCTTGCCTAAAGGTTCTCATGTTATCAATGGTGATGATACTGAACGTTTAGGATTAGCAAACTATCCAGATATGCACTATTACGCTAAAGGAACTATTAGTTTTGGTTCAATTTGGAATGGTATTAAGTCTGGAGCTAGCAAGTTATGGGATGATGTTTCAGACGGTGTTAAATTAGCTAAAAACATTGTTTCACATCCTATTGAAGCTTTAGAGAGTGCTTTTTCTGGTTCGTTAAAGGTTGGAAAGAGTGTTCAATTTGCAATAGATACTGCTAAAGGTTTAGGTTCATTCATTATCAAAAACATCAAGAATGGTATTGTTAAGGAAATTAAGAAATGGATAGACTCCAACGAAGATGAAGGAGATTCCAATTCAACAAGTCCTAAACCAACTGGAAGTCATAAGCATTGGATGGAACAAGCTGGTATTCCTAAATCTTGGTATGAAGATTTGAACTGGATTATTAATCATGAATCTGGTTGGAGAGTCAATGCAACTAACCCTAGTTCTGGAGCTTATGGGTTAGGTCAAGCATTACCAGGTAATAAAATGGCTAGCGCTGGTAAAGATTGGAAAACTAACGCAATTACTCAATTAAAGTGGGTTAAATCATATATTAAAGGTAGATATGGTAATGCTGCTAATGCTAAGCGTTTCTGGCAAGCTCATAATTGGTACGCTAACGGTGGTTTTGTAACTCAAGAGCAAATTGCTCATATCGCAGAAGGTAACAGACCAGAAGCAATCATTCCACTAACAAATCGTACTAGAGCAATGCAAATTTTAGCTCAAGTTAGAGATAAATATGGTCTATCAGCTGGAAATGTTGTTTTAAGTGGTGGTAAACAAGACAATACAGATTTATCAAGTTTAGAAAGAAAATTTGATACTGTTATCAGTTTATTGGGACAAATAGCAGGTTTGAGTGCTGAACAGGTTAATGCTTTGAAAGCTATGAAACCTAGTCAAAATTTTGATAAAAATAAGTTCTATCAAGATATGTTCAGAGACCAAACTATTAGTAACTATATGAATATGTGAGGTGATAATTTTTGGAGAAACTTTATTTAAAAATTGGTAATCAAGATGAGTTTGATATTTGTGAGAAAGTTCAAGGACTACATTTTTTAGGCGATGATTCTACACCAGTTACTACTAATCAGTTTTTAGAAATTAGTGGTGCAGACGGTAGTCAATTCCAATATGCAACCTTTGGTAAATATCAAGTAGTAGCTAATTTCTTTTTAGAATTTGAATCATGGGAAGATTACAAATTAGCTAAACATCAAATCAATCGTATTTTTGCTACTAAGAAGTTAATTAGGATGAGAACTAACGTTGAGAGTGCAATTGTTAGATATGTATATCCTAATTTTCCAGAAATTAAACCTATTTCAGATGGTGCTAATAGTTCTACTTTCTCAGTTAATTTTGACAATCCTAGTGGATATCGATATTCGATTAATAGGAGCGATGAATTATCCAAGGTTCAATATGGTATGTATTTGTTAGATGATATTTATCCAGAATATCGTTTTACTGATAAATCGTTTAGAGTTTACAACCCTAGCGATATATCAATTGACCCTTATCTTAGCAAACACGATTTAAAAATCATCAGTAAGTTTAGTGGTAGTTCTTTAAAAATCGCTAATACAACTAATGGAACTAGCTGGAGTTATAATAAATCATCTAATGGAAGTGAAACAATTTTATTAGACGGAATTTCAACAACTGTTAATGGAAACCCAGCAACAGTTAATACAGATTACGGTCATATTGTTTTAAATACTGGATGGAATGATATTGTTGTTAGTGGCACGAATAGCAGCAATATCACGTTCAGTTTTCCATTTATTTATATCTGATGTTTCAAGGTAAGATTTTAGTTCAAGGTGTTGGTCGTGCTGAGAAAGAACCCTTGAATTTATTTGACCCTAAGTCTGTACAAATTCAATGGGAATTAAATCAGACTTGGAGTTTACAATTTACTGCATATAATGACGGAAGTTTGGCTTATCAAATGTTAGAAAGCGAAACTTCTGTTTTTTTGGATAATCAAGAATATATTATCAAGCAAGTAGCTGATGATTCATCTAGTGGATTAGATAGCGTTCAAGTAACAGCTACTCATGTTTATTTTGAAGTTCAAAAAATTAGAAAGTATAAAGATTATGTTGATCCAGAAGATAAGGATAAACAAACAGACGTTAAAGTTCTAAAGGACAACACTGATTCTGCTAAATCTGATGATAGCGATAATGCTAAAACAGACACAAGCGAGAAAACAGAAGGCAATACAACAACTAAAGTAACAACTAAAACTACTGATGAAACAAAACAGGATAATCAGAATCAAGTAACTTATTCAATTCAAGATGTGTTAGACCATTGGTTGAAAGATAATAAACTTGGTTTTACCTATGAAGTAATTGGTAATTTTGAGAAAAAAGAATTAGAACAATTACAAGACGGAACAGGAGCTGATATGTTATCTAAGATTTCTGATACTTGGGATAATGCAATTATATATCCAGATAATCGGAAAATTAGAGTATATTCAGCAGATAAATTTAACCTAAATCGTGGTAATAGAATAGATTACTTGAATAATGCAAGTGAGATTAAATTTAGTACTGATTCAACATCATTAACTAATATGGTCTATTGTATTGGTGGCAAATATTCTGTTGAAACTACAACAGAGACCACTACTACCACAACAACTACTACAACAAGTGGCGGTTGGGGTTGGCCGTTTCCTGATGTTGGTGAAGGTAATTTTATGCAAGCCCAAAGATTTGGTAATGACGGTGGATATCGTCAAAACGGCTTTCATGATGGATTGGACTTTGGTTCTGTAGATCATCCAGGACGTGAAGTTCATGCTATTCATGGTGGGAAAGTTACAATCAAATCTTACATGGGTGGGCTTGGTAATTACGTTGTTATTTCTGGCGGTGGATATAATGTTGTTTATCAAGAAGCATTTTCAAGCCCTAGAAATATCATAGTTAATGTAGGAGATACGGTTAAAGTTGGTGATGTAATTGGTTATCGTGATACAAATCATTTACATGTTGGAGTAACTAAAGCTGATTTTAATGTGGCAGTTGGTAAGTCATTTACTAATGATGGAACTTGGTTAGACCCTTTAAATTTAATCAAGAATGGACCTAGTGATACTGACACTGAAACATCATCAGAAACTAGCTCAAACTCAAATACTCAAGAATACTATTACTTCGCACCGTTTATGTATCGTGATGAAGAATCTATCAAGAAGTATGGTGAGCATCCAGCAGAACCAATTGAAGATGGTAGATTTAAGGACAAGAACGCAATGATTGAGTACGTTAAAACGAAACTACAACTAGAACCGTCATTGTCTATAGATGTAACAACAACTACTGATATCAAACCAATAGCAGGAGATGTCATGCACGTCATGGTTAAATCGCAGAATATATCAACTAATTTCACTTTAACTGGATTTACCTGGTATCCATATTCGTATCCAGTTGATAATCCAACGTCAATCACTTTGAATTCTAATGTTCAAAATATCCTTGATTATCAAAATTCAAGACAAAGACAGTTTAGTAAGGCTATGAATAATCTTAAAACCGCTACAAACAATGTTATTAATTCTGGTAATTCTAGTTTTAATGAATACGGTGGAAATCAACAGCTACAAACATGGCTAAATAATTTTGTTGGAGGCTAAAGTATGAATATTTGGGAATGGATAGACAAATTAACAAAAGCTTTGCAGAAATTGGATAGCAGAATTATAGTAATTGAGAGCGTGTTATTTGATGATAAGACAAATCCAGATATACCTAAACCGCAACACATTGGTAAGATTATTGATGTTTCAGAGTGGCAAGGGGTAATTGATTGGCCTAGTGTAATTGCTGATGATGTTACTTTAAGTATTATCCGAGTTCAACATGGTTCTGCTCACCAAGATTTAAAGTACATGGAAAACTTACAGAAATGTATATCAGCTGGTGGAAAGTATGCAGTATATGCATATTTTGCTGCTACATCTACATCAGACGCTCAACAAGAAGCTAGAGATTTCTATAATCGTACACAAAAGGTTGTCGCAGGTAAGCAACAGCCTATTTTTTATGCGATTGATGTTGAAAGTATTGAGATGAGTGGAGATATTACTCAGATGAGAGCTGGAGTTGAGGCTTATATGTCACAACTCAATGCTTTAGGTGTGCCAGATAACAAGATTGTGTTGTATATTGCTAATCATTTGTACGATAAGTTCAATTTGAATGTAGCACGTCCTGGTGCAATCTGGATACCAAGTTACGGACAAAATGACGGAACATTGGCTAATAGTTTAAAACCTACACATCCATATGATTTA